TAATCTAAAAAGAAACTTCTAGCTTCTATCTCCTGTTTTAATTCTTCTTGAAATGTAGTGTTAAGTTTTTCCAACACTGCATCTAAATCTCTAACTAAAGATTGTGCTACATCTTCTTCGTAATCTGAGCTTGCTCTTGTTAATGTTTGTACTATTTTAGCCATTATAAACTTGCGATGCCTCCTCTAGCATAACGTGCTCTACCACCTCTAGCAAAATCATAAGCAGGACCCTGTTGTGAATTAGTCTGACTTTCAGTATCACCTCTACCGCCACCACTATCATGAACCTTACCTTGATAAGGAGGGCTATAAGTTTTTCTGTTTTTTTCTTTTTCCCTATCAGCATCTATCTGATCAAATTCATGAGTGGTTAAATTTTCTATTTCTTTTTTTGCTTTATCTAATCTTTTTTGTTGTGTTTCTGTAAAAGGTATGTTTGAATATTTATTATATCCTCTATTTTTAATAGCTTGTTGTTTATTTATAAACTCTTGTAAGTCTCTTGAATAACCTACATTTCTACCACCGTGTACTGCACTTTTACCACTTAAAACAGAGTTAGATCCATATATTAATAATCCACTATTTGGATTTCTTGCAAGTAACCCTGCTCCTCCAGCATAATCTAACTCACCTCTAAGATTAGGATTATAGTTATAAGAACCTTCTCTTAATGGATTTGTTTTATTAGCTAAAAATATTAGCCCTGAGGCTGCAGCTAATGGTGCTGCTATATTTGAACCACTACCGAATATACTGCTTATACCTTTATTTAATCCTACATTTTTAAGCATGTTGAAAGGGTTATAACTCTGACCCCTTAAACTAAGTGCATACTTAGGGTTTCCTTTTTGTGTATCTATGCCTAATTTTTTTGCGGCATATTCCCGTGCCTCATCTGTAATGTAATTTAATCCCAAAGTTTTTGCGTATGATAAAGCTATTGATTCTAGTAATGCTGACATTATCGTCTTCCTCCAGATTGTATGTCTAACCTAAAAGTTCCTAACTTCCAACTAGTATCAACCGCTGTATTAGATATAGTAAGTGCTATTGATCTAGCTCTTGCACGTGTGTCTACTTTTGTAGTGCTTGATGTTATAGTAAATGGTCCGAGTGATGAACTAGCTGCTGCTTCATTAGGATAGTCTCTTAAATCTAATTGTATTATTGTATTACCCGATTGATTAATAAAATCAGGAACTATTCTACTTACTCTCATTATATTTTCTCCATCACCTCTAAGATCCGCCATGTTTGTTGCAGCACCCCTAATTACTTTTTGTGTAATGTCATAATCACCTGAAGTAATGTCTGCTGGAATAGCTGCTGTTACTCCTAATCTAACTTGATTAACTCCAGTTTCATGTTCATAGTAATATGAAATTCCATCTGTATTACCTTCAACATCAAAAGATACATCTGTATTTGCATCATATTGTGTTGCGTGCGGTAAACCAAATACAGCAGAATCCTGCCAAGCAGTTCTAGTAAATAATGTACTGTCATTTGTAAACCATATAGGACGTTTAGCTGTTGAATCTAAATAACTATAAGTAACTGATCTAGTATTAACATTAGAAGTAGCTGTAGGATAGAACCAAGTAATTTCTCCAAACAAGTTATTAATACCACAGTAAATAAATTGATTTGATGTTGTGTTAAGATCATCATAAACATAATCCTCAACTAAACAATCCATGGATTCTAGTTTACCAGTGTATCTAAAGAAACCATTATCAGACATCCAGTACGCTGCACCATCTACTTCAACGGCTGCATTTTTACCAATCAATCCACAGTTAGTTCCAACTTGCTCGTAAGCAAATGTAAAAGGAGTTCCAACAAATCTCATTGTAAACAAAGATGTATCACTCCAAATGTAAATTGCATTTCTACCAAGTTTAGCGCCCATGATCCGTGATCCGGCGGCCAGTCTTTGTGTACCAGCACTATTTTCAGCGGTAGGTGTGTATTCATTTATATTTTCTTGAGAAGAAAATCTAATAAACATATCATCTTGTGTAGTTTTATCTCCAATAGTTGTTTCAGTTCCAAAAAATACTAAGTGTCTATCTGGAGTTGATACTAACATATCACGTGATGCTGTCGGTGCTCCTGTAATAATTGTAGCTCGGGTTGCTGTTGCGTTAGTCAAATCAGCATTCCATTCAAAACATTCGCCATTAAAAATTAAAGCAATTAATGTACTACCTAAATTGTCCAAAGACCATAGACCAGGTTCTGCTACTTTATCCGTGGTCGATGCTGCTTGGCCCCAGGCAGAAAAAGCACTATGATTAGTGACAGTTGCACCAGTGCTGTGGGCAGCTCTGGTTGTCCCTCTAACCGCTCTGGTAATCCCAGTAAAACTTGTAGATGTAATTCCAGTGTAAGATATTTCTTCAGTTCCAACTTGAATAAAATTTGTACCCGTGCTTGGAAACCCAGTTGTGCTAGCCACATTAATTGTAGTTCCTGTTCCTCCGGTTCCAGCAGCATCATTATTTAAACCACCATTTAATGTAGTAGTTTGTGGATTAGTTACTGAACCACCCCACTGTGAAATACCATAACCAAAAACTCCAACTTGTTCAGCTGGACCAACGTGAAAATATTGAAAAAAAGTAATACCTCCAGAATTTGTAGCACCTGCCCCGCCTTCATTGCTAGGCATTGTAATAGTAATAACCGTAGTGCTGGGAGCACTTGTTACCATAAATTTTTTATCAGCAAAATCTGCTGCAACAAAATTTGATCCTGTGATAGCACTAAAAGTAGTGGCATTATCAAATAAAATAATGTCACCTGTTTGAAAATTAACTGGACTTGCAAATGTAATAGTAACAGTTGGTGATCCGTTAGTCGTGCTAAATGCGTTTGTAATAATTGTGCCTGTTGGATTAACTAACGGGTGAATGTCGTAGTACACATTTCCTGAATAAGCATATAAAATCCTGTTAGTTCCAATAAGAGAATATTTAATACCTTCTTTATTGACCATGTGATGTAAACCTCTGGCTGCACCAGTTAATTTACTGTCTCCTAATTGAGACCAACCACCTATTTTTTCTGGGGTACCATATCTAAAACGAACATTAGTGCCACCTGTCCATTGCGACTCAGCTCCGGTAGATGTGACTTGTTTGTTAAATCCTGGTAAAAATCCTAATTTTTGTAACATATAAAAACCTGTTTATTAGGTAGTATATTAGATTTTAATGAAATTCAATATATTAAAGCAAGGGGATTTCGTGGTGGGTCCTCCCCTTACAGTATTTATTATATACTATTTTTAAAATTTTTAAACCAAAAAGGTAATCCAAGAAAAGGTCTTTTATCAAATTCATTTTTTTTTGCGGTTTTAGAAGTTTTTTTATTATAGTGTAAAAAAACCTGTGCACAATTTTTACCTTTAAATTCTTCACGCCAATGTTCTAAATCACAACCAGAATAAATTAACATGTCTCCTGGATTTAAATTAACTTCTATTCCAGCTTGACCTTTCTTACCTGTTGGATCTAAAAATATAGGCCATGACTCCCCACCTAAATTTAACGTTGTAGATATCTCACATGAATATCTATCTTTGTGTCTAGCTAAGACATCTCCTTTTTTATAGATTCTTGCATAGGAATAAGTAGGACTTAACTTTATTCCAGTGTGTTTTTCCATAATAGGTTTTACTTCTTGTAATAAAGTTTCCATTGCTAGGTCGCTGTAATGTGAATAAGTATTTGGTACTTGTGAATCATTCCATACACCATGCTCTGTGTTAAATGGTGACAAGTATTTTTGATCAAATAAAAATCTTGCAACATTTCTTTTATTTAAAAAATATTTGTAAACAAACTCTGCTAACTCAGTTGAAATAGCTTTTTTTAATACTGTGTATTTATTTTTTTTAAACGACATTTAATACTCCTTTAGGTATGGCTTGACAGTTCCAATGAATAAATCTAAACCGCTCAACACCTAAATCAATTAGATATTGATGAGGCATGTATGATGGAAAAAACATCATCCGACCTGGTTTTACTTTATAATGAATTTGTGAACTTGCATAAGTTATTTTTGTTTTATCTAATTCAGGTAATAGATTCATAACATTACCTGGTCTTGGGTCTTCAAACATTGGCATCGATGTTTTATCACTTGCTTTTAAAAAATAAAAACCTGACATATGACCATTCCAATGTGTATGCAAAGTGTGGTGACCACCACCATCTTTAGCAAATTCTTGTACCCACATTTCTGTGGTAAATATTTGATAACCATTTAAATCAAAACCCATTTCAGTTAGTAAGTTATGAGAAGTTGCACCAACATAGTCTTGTAAATTTTTAAAATTAGGATCTCCTATTAAAGGAGTTGAATGATAAACATTACCTAAATCACTTTTATTTTTATTATTTTTTAAATTTTTTTTAGCTGCATTAATATACTTATTAGAAACTTTATTTAATTTAGTGACAAATTTAGGTGCATCACTAAACCATATAGGACATTTAAAATGATCTTGTTTATGTAAATGTTGTGGATAAACAGTTTTTTTCATTTAAATGGGTATCCTAAATTCCAAATAACTAAACTATTTCTTTCTCCACTTTTTACAGGACAAACTCTATGCCACACAAAACTTGGAAATATAACTAAAGATCCTTTTGGTAATATTTCTTTGCACTTATGTATATTAGATTTTTTATTAGGGTCCATATTTCTAAAATCAAATTCTAGTTCTCCACCTTTATAATCTTTCGGATCTGATAAACTAACAGTTACTGATAGTTTTCTAATTTTATTATGAGATGGATCTCTTATATCTTCTCTAATGTAAGGTTTATCCCAACTGTCAGAATGCCAATCGTAGTATTGACCTTTTTTATATTTTGTAAATTGACAAGATTCTGAGTGGTCCCAATTAAAGTTCCATTCTGCGCTTGCATTAGCTTGATGAATCCAGGGTTGGATTTCATTATAAATCCATCTATCATTCATCCACACTATTGAAGAATCTCTTTTTCTTTTTAAATCTAAAGTTTGTTTTTTGTTTAATTTTTCATTACCAGAATCACCCGTACGTGCCATTTGTTCTTGTAATTGTTTTCCGTATCTAGAAATGTCATCACAAATATGTTCCGGAATAACGGATTGAAAATACCAATAGTAGTTTGTTAAATTCATAATATGTCTTTATAAATTTAATATAAATGATTTTAAAATAATTGTAAAGTGTAATTATACGACTGTCCAGACAAGTGCTGAGGAGTCCCAATCTAAGTTATTTCTTGGAAGTTCTTTATCTGTTGCAGTCCATTTTTGATTTGTTTCATCCCACTTTATTACATAGTTTAATGATATACCACTTGATTCATATTCTGTTATTGTTGGATAAGTCACAGGAGCTTGCCAATCACCATTAGCATCTAATGTCCATGAAACATGAGGTTTAGGTGAAATAAATTTATTTTTTTCAGAGTCATAAGTAAAACCTGTTCCACAATATTGTTTTCTAAAATTAGAATTATAAGACGCTTGTTTCCAAGTGCCACCTAATAAATTTGTACACCATGTTTCACCATCAACATGCATATCGTTTTCTCCTAAAGGACCTGCTGCTGTTGAAATATTATTGTCTACTGTAATTACTCTTAGTACTACATTGTTTTCATCTAATTCTGCAAAGTGTGCCATAAATATATTTTAAGTTGTTAATGTTCCTGTTACTGTAAATCTTGCTATCTTATCGCCGGTAGGTGAATCTGTTGATAAACTATTTGTTCCCGGTGCAACTGCTAAATCAGCAGGAGCTGCTGCTGCAGGAATTCTAATAACTACAACACCTGAACCACCATTTCCACCGCCTCTAACAGGAAGATTTACGTTTCCTGGTCCACAACCACCACCGCCTCCACCACCACCAGTATTGGCTGCACCATCAGTTGCATCAGTTTGTATAAGGGGCGAAGTTGGAGCTCCACCTCTTCCACCGTTACCACCACCGCCGGCTCCACCTGGACTGATTGGGGTAGGTTTTGCACCTGCACTAAATTCTATTCCACCACCACCACCACCAGCATAAGTTACATCTGATCCAGTAATTGTGTTAGGTGCTCCTGCACCTCCTGCTCTTTCGGGTTGAGGATTAATTGTGTTTGAACCAGTTGATGATATTGTAGCACCAGCAGTTAAAGCTCCACCACCAGATCCCGATGCTTTAAGTCCGTTACCACCACCTACAGTATCAATACCTTGACCACCTGCATTTCCTTGAGGAGGATCTACAGGAGGAGTATTACCTTGACCATTGTTAGTCCCTTGTCCACCACCACCAGAACCACCGGATCTATCTGGGCCACTACCATCTCCTTTACCACCACTTGCTGATGTAATTTCAAAAGTTGTACCTGGTGCAAAAGAAGATACACCACCTGCTGTTACTCCTGGAGAAGGTCCCGTAACACCACCATTACCTCCAGCACCTATTACAACTGCATAAGTTTGTTTAGATACTGTTATTGCTGAAACACCTGAACCTAATGGACTTCTAGTATAACAACCTGAAGCTGCACCACTAGATTCTCTAAATCCTCCTGCACCACCACCACTTCCAGCATTTCCATTTCCACCACCACCAGCTACTACTAAATAATCAACTGCTGTTGAACCAGCAGGTATTCCTGCGTGAGAAACTACAAAATCACCTGATGAATTAAATGTATGAATTTTAAAATTACCACTTGTTGTAATTGCTCCACCTGTTGCAGTAACAAAATTAGGTGCAGTTTCTACCCAATTGCCACTTTTTACGAAATCATATACTGTGTTCATTGACCAAACACCTGGTGCTTTAACACCACATACAAAATTTTCTTGAAGAATTACTGTTCCTGAACCTCCAGCTA